CTGACGCGTGCGATTGAACTCTTGCTCCGTGGCACACAGCAGGAAGTCTGGGCGTTCATCGAGGAACAGCGTGCCGCGTTTTTTGCTGCCCCGTTCGATGATGTCGCGATGCCGCGGTCCGTGAATGGCTTGAAGAAGTATCGCGATGCGACAAAAGGCATTCCGATTCACGTCGCGGGTGCGCTCGCGTTCAATCGTCGCATCGAGGCGGAATCGCTCGTGGACATCGAACCGATTCGCGAGGGTGCCAAGATTCGGTTTGCGTATTTGCGTGAACCGAATCCGTTTCGCTGTCATGTGCTGTCGGCGATGTATGGGTGTCCTGACGCATGGCAGGTCGAAAAATATTTGGATTATGACAAACAGTTCCAAATTGCTATAATCGATCCATTGAATGCAATTCTGAATCTTGTGGGATGGTCAGCAGAACACCACGTATCACTTTTTGATTGAAGGATATCATGGCAAATCATCACGGCGCACAAGAAAGCGGTGAACAACGAGAAGTGTTCGTTAAAGAACTTTTACTTCCGTATGACGCTAGTTACATTCGGAATACAAAACAGCTTCGCGCACCCGTTGAATGGAAACAAGACGGCTACTGCTATTTCATTCCCGACGGCTATCTTCCAAGTTATGATGCGTGGGTAGAGATCAAAGCGGGACGATCTAAAGGAACTACTGAAGAAAAGATTTGGTTCACACTCGAAAAGATCGAAGGTGGTGTCTACGGGGATAAGAATCTGTTGATCATCTTCGAGGGAACAGTCGAGACGAACAAAAATACACGACGGTTCATGCGTCGTGTTGCAGAAAAGAAGGCTGCCGGCGATCCACGGTATGCTCGGGTCGAGTGCTGTTTGTTCAGTCAGTTCACGCAAGCGACATTCGATCAGTTGTTCTCAGGAAAAAAATTCACTTCACACGCAACGCTATCTCTCTTCGACTAATGCGTACACGAATTCAACCACTCTTCAAATGGACGGGCAGCAAACAACGAATGCTCGACCTATATACTCCGCATTTCTTTCCCGAGACGCCGCCGACTCGGTTTGTCGATTTGTTTGCGGGTGCATTGACGATGACCTTGTGGATGGCCGAACGATATCCTTCGTGCCAACTCGTTATCAATGATGCAAACGAAGAACTCATTCTGTTGTATCGGACGCTCGCCTCGAATACAGAAGGTGTGATTGCACGATGGCAAGAATGCGTCGATGGGTGGGTTGCGCGGTCGCGGGACGAACGAAAGTCCTATTACTACGATCTACGCGAAACATATTGCCACGCTCATCAGGATAAGACGACTGAGTATCTGTCGGGTATGTTGTTGTTCATGCTGAGTGTGAACTTCAATGGCATGTGGAAGTCATATCACAAGTGCGCCAATCGCTACTCCACGCCACCCGGCAGTTGCACGCAAGGTGCAGGGTTCTTCACGACAGACAACATTCGTGCGGTTGCAGAAGTCTTGCGTCGTGCAGAGATTCACTGCGGCTCGTATGCGGATGTGCCAGTGCGTGCGGGCGATTACATCTACGCAGATCCCCCGTATCGGCAGTCGTCCGTCGATTATCAGTGCGGGTTCACCGAAGATAATCAGACGCACCTTGCGCGGTTTCTCACATCCCATGATGGTCTGTATGCGTATTCCAACAAGGAAATTGGAGACGACTTTTATACCACACACTTTCCAGACGCGCACATTTATACGTTGCCTGCGACCTACACCGCAGGGCGCGGTGATGCGGTGTCTGTCTCTGAAGTGCTAATTACCAATTTTAACTCGACCACTTCACAACCATTCACGTTGTACTAGGAGTTTCCATGTTGCGTCTCGCGTTGTTTGCTACTGGCGTAGCTCTTTCCTCTATCGCCGCATTCTATTCTGTCACGGGACTCGCGCACATCTTCGCGAGTGCGTTCTGGCCCGTCGTCATTATGGGTGGCACGTTGGAAGTCGCCAAGCTCGTGTCAGCATCGTGGTTGTTTCGTCATTGGCGCACCTCACCGAAGCCCCTCGTGACCTACGTCGCATCGGGCGTGCTCGTATTGATGTTGCTCACGGGGATCGGCATCTTCGGGTATCTCTCGCGTGCGTATCTGGTGCAGCAAGCACCGATGACACAGATGGTGTCGGAGCAAACCACCGCGACACGGAATGTCCAGCTTGCGCAGGATGCGTATGCGCGAGATGAGGCCGCGCTCAAGGCCTTCGTCTCAAAGAACACAGCGGATCAAGTCATCGGCAAACTGTCCGACACCAATCGACTCAGCGGCACCAACGGCGCGGTGAACGTGTTGCGTCAGCAGCAGACGATTCAGAAGCAGTTGCAGGAACAGTTGCGAGCGTCTGGGAATGCATTGAAGGATGCCGAAACCGCACTGGCGGCGGTCAATCAGCGCACACAAGAACAGACCGTCGATGTGGGCCCGCTGATGTTCGTTGCCAAAGCGTGGTATGGCTCCACCGAGATGAGCATTCTCGATCATGTGGTGACGGTCTTCATTCTCATCATCATCTTCGTGTTCGATCCAATGGCGATTGCGTTGTTGCTTGCCGCACAATCCATAACGTCAACCACCGTACCCACTACGGTGACTTCCGTAACGGCACCGATTGAACCCGTGGTGACGCAGACATCGAACGATACCATTCATGTCAGCAGCACCTCACCACAGCCGACGGTCGTCACGCTCGTGGTGGACAAGAAGAACAAGACGATCAAACCCACAGAAGCACCCGTGGACACCAACATTCATACCGACACCATCGCGGTGCCGTCATTGGAGAATGCCACCATCAGTGCAGAACGTCCGAAGTATAAGCGTGCGCGAGAGCACGCCGCGAAGCTCGAACAGCAGTAAGTGTGATACAATTGTGAACAAGGAGACACTATGAGTCAATCGTTTTTCAAGAAGTTCATCACGGATCTCGGCGATGCGGATACCGCGTTGGCCGCCGACGGCACGTCGTCTGCGGAGTTTGGCAAGTTCATCGACACCGGCAGTTATGTGTTGAACGCCGCATTGTGCGGAGACATGTTTGGTGGGTTTCCCGACAACAAAGCCCTCGTGCTTGCGGGTGAGTCCACGACCGGCAAGACGTTCTTCGCCCTGAGTCTGGTGCGCAACTTCCTCGAACAGTATAAGGACGGGCAGGTGTTCTACTTCGACACCGAGAGTGCGGTCACGAACGACATGCTGACGGGACGCGGCATCGATCCTGAACGGATTGCGAAGTCCGAACCCGACAGCATCGAGAAGTTCCGCACTGTCGCCGTGCGTGCGCTCGACAAGTATTTGGAGATTCCCGAAGAGAAGCGATTCCCGATGCTGATGGTGCTCGATTCCCTCTCGGCCTTGCCGTCGAAGAAGGAAACCGAAGACATCGCCAACGAGAAGGACGCTCGCGACATGACGAAGAGTCAGTTGATCAAGGGTGCGTTTCGTGTGTTGCGGTTGAAGCTCGCGAAAGCGAAGGTGCCGCTGATCGTCACGAACCATGTGTATGCGGTGATCGGTGCGTATGTGCCAACGAAGGAAATGTCGGGTGGCTCGGGTGCGAAGTATGCCGCAGACACCATCGCCTTTTTGAGCAAGTCGAAGGAGAAGGACAGCGACAAGAAAGTCATCGGCAACATCGTCAAGGTGCGTATGGTCAAGTCGCGTATGACGAAGGAGGAGACGGTGATTCACACGCGTATTCTGTTTGACGGAGGATTGGATCGCTACTACGGCTTGCTCGACTACGGGCAGGAAGCGGGACTCATCAAGCGTGTCGGCAACAAGTATGAGTTTCCGAATGGCACCAAAGCCTTTGAAGCCGCGGTGATCGCGAATCCTGAGAAGTACTTCACGCAGGATATTCTGGAACAGGTAAACGCACACATGAAAGAGCAGTTCCTGTACACCGGCGAAGCGCCTGTCGATGTCTCCGAACTCGAAGAGGTTGCGGAATGAAAATCGATACGAACATTCTGAATGGGGTCATGCCCAAACTGGTGAGCACCAAGCGGGGTTCGATTCTCGCGCTCGAAATTATGGACGGGCCGTATCGAGGTGTCACGTTCTCGTTCAAGAAGTTTCAGGTGATGAACGATGTCGGACCCGACGGCATGGTGCCGACAAAGTTTGAAACCGAAGTGCATGACAGCCCCGAGGGGTTTCGTGTGACGGAAGACTTCGATCTATTTTGTGGTGAAGTGCTCGTCGCGTGGCTCCACTATATTTCTGTCTCGAACTTTGATACCATCATCAATGCAGAGACTAAAGGGATTCACTGATGATCTTATTTGAACGCACGATGCTGCGGCAGTTGTTCGCGTCTCAGAACTACGCCGAGCGTGTCGCGCCGTATCTCAAAGACGACTATTTTCCGACTGCGGAGTGTGCGGTCGTCTTTGGTGCGTATCAGAAGTTCTTCGACCAGTATCACACGCTGCCATCGTTTGCGGTGATTCGTCTGGCGCTGGATAGCGTGCCGGATCTGAGTGAGTCGCAAGCGAAGCAAGCCGCGACGGTGATCGATGAACTCGAACAGACGGCACCACAGCAGGAGTCGCAGCACGACTATCTGATTGCGGAGACGGAAAAGTTCTGTCAGGAGCGTGCGCTGTATATCGCGCTTCGACGCAGCGTGACGATGCTCGACAATCCGAAGGAGAACCCGCACGCGATTCCTGATATTCTGAAGGAAGCGTTGGCGGTGAGCTTCGACACGCATGTCGGGCACGACTTCTTTGAAGACGCCGCATCACGGTATGACTTCTACCATCGAGCGGAAGCACGAATTCCGTTCGACCTCGACGTGTTCAACAGCATGACGAAGAACGGGATTCCCGCGAAGTCCTTGAACGTCGTGCTCGCGGGCACCAACGTCGGGAAGTCATTGTTCCTCGTGCATATGGCGGCCGCGTGCGCCCGCATGAGTAAGAATGTGCTCTACATCACGTTGGAAATGGCCGAAGAACGCATCGCGGAACGTATCGATGCAAACCTCATGGACATTCCGATGGATGATGTGATCGCGTTGTCGCGGGATCGGTATCTCAAGAAGCTCGACACAATTCGGCAGACCAGCACAGGACGGCTGTTGATCAAAGAGTATCCGACGGCCGCGGCGCACACCGGGCACTTTCGTGCGTTGCTGCATGAACTGAAGCTCAAGCAGAACTTCACGCCGGACATTCTGTTTGTGGACTATCTCTCGATCTGTGCGTCGTCGCGGTTGAAGTTGAGTGGCGCGGTGAACACGTATCTCTACAACAAGTCGATTGCGGAAGAACTGCGTGGGCTGGCGGTAGAGATGAAGATTCCCATCTTCACCGCCGCCCAGTTCAATCGTGATGGATCGTCCGCCACCGATCCCGGCTTGGATAAAATCTCTGAGTCGTTTGCGATTGCACAGACGGCCGACTTCATCTTCGCGATGACGACCAGCGAGGAACTCGAAAAGAACAATCAGATTCAAGCCTACGTGCTCAAGAATCGGTATGCCAAGCGGCAGAGCTATCAGAAGTTCATTCTGGGTATCGATACGTCCCGTATGAAGCTCTACGATACGGGCATGGGTGTCCAGCCCACGGCGGCACCACCCGAGGACTTTGCCGCTGGTTCGTTTGCCAAACCCACCTTTGCCCGTTCCCGACGCCGACCCCTGTCGCACTTGAAAACAGACGACGAATGAGGTATACTATGTCGTTCTCCCCTAAATATCGGAGAGAATGGCATAGTTCTTCAGGAGGCGCCATGCAACTCGCAGCACTACATCGTCGAGTGATGATGGATACTCGTGTTCTGCACGAGGCTGTGAATGCTGTCTTTCCAGTTAAAATGCCGAAACACTATCGGAATCGACCGTTCAATTTGTCCGCGTTTTTGCGGCAATTGAATGCGGTGACAGAACCCCTCGGGGTCTTGAACGAACTCGTCAATGAGCGGGAACTTCCCAAAGGCGGCGTGGTCATGACCGCGCAATGGCTGCCGGAAGATCATCTTCCCGTCAACGGGTCGTCAGCGGACGTACGTCTGGAATGGCATGTTCATCCCCACGGGCATCGTCAATCGTGGACGCAAAATCTGTGGGGCAAACGTCGGTTCTATTTCTGGTCGTATCTGATGCACGAATTGATTCACCGACATCAAGACGTGTGTCGCGGCGTTTCGCAGGGGCAGGAATCCCTTGCACGCGTCTACCGTGCTCGTGTGGAAAACACGGTGCTCAAAGAAGAGCAAACGTATCTGGGCGACTATGACGAAATCGAAGCCCATGCACACGATGTGGCACTGGAAATGCGAGCATGGTATCCTGATGCGACGTATCGTGAGGCCCTCGCGCAGATGAAAGCAGAAGATCCGCCGCGTGGCGTCGTGACGTGTCAGACCGCTTCCACGTATGCTGTCTACACGCGAGCGTTTCGGACGACACCGAAGCATCCCGCACTGCCGGTATTTCATCGCAAGATCAAGACGTGGTGGCATTTGATGGGCACACAACCTGACTTTTATCAGTCGTTACACTTGGAGACATCGTGGCGCTAGTATCCTTCAAACAACATTTGGATGAAGCCGCAACCGGCAAGCTCATGCACTTGACGCATCTTGAAGACCTGATGCTCGATCAGGGGGCGTCGGGGGCGGCGTTTGCGTTGGATGTGCTCGACCAGTTTGGGCATATGCTGGAACACGGTGGTGTGCCACGCTCGTTGAACGTGACGACGAAATGGGACGGCGCACCATCGGTCGTGTTTGGACCGGACCCCGCAGACGGCAAGTTCTTTGTCGCAACGAAGGCCGCGTTCAGCAAGAACCCCAAGCTGATGAAGTCGCATGAGCAGATTGCGGATACCTACGGAGATGGGGGTGTCGCCGACAAGCTCCACGCGTGCTTTGCAGAACTGTCCGCGCTGCGGCCGAAGCAGATTCTACAGGGCGATTTGCTGTTCACCGACGATGTGTCAACCAAGACCATTGAGGGAAAGTCGTTTCTCACGTTCCGTCCGAATACGATTCTGTATGCGGTGGACCACGCGAGTCATCTCGGACAGCAGATTGCGCGGGCGCATCTCGGCATCGTCGTGCATACGATGTATCAGGGCAGCGGCAAGACAATTGAAGGGTATCATTCCACCCCGATTAGTCCGACAGTGTTCGCAGGCTTGGCCAAGACCGCGCGTGTTGTCGTCGTCGATGCCGCGTTCGACGATCTGTCGGGAACCGTCACCTTCACGAATGAGGAACAAGCCGACTTCAATATGTCAATGTCGCGTGTGCGGGCATTGCATCAGGAAGTCCCCGCCGCCATCTATCACGCGGTGACAATGGAGCCGCTGCACGCGCTCATGCAAATGTTCATCAATCAGCGTGTGCGAGAAAACCGCGTCAACGCATCCACCATCGGGGAACTGATGGAGTTCATCGCGACGAGACGCGACAAGGAAGCGGGGGGACGAAGTTCAGAGAAGGGCAAGCAGGACCAGTTAGCAAAGTTCAATACCATCATGACGCAGATTCGCGAGAATGCCAGAGGGTATCTGAACTGGTTCATGCTCCACCAAGCGATCATGAATGCCAAGACGATCATCGTGCGCAAGCTCGGACAAGCGTCTCGCGTCCAGACGTTCGTGCCGTCTGAGAACGGCTTCCGTGTCACGGGTCCAGAAGGGTTCGTCGCCACGTCCCATAGCGGGCAGATGGTGAAGCTGGTGGATCGCTTGGAGTTCTC